CAACTCGTTCCAAAGTTGGACAAGATGGGTTTTCAGATTCATCTGGTTCATTTGTCTGGCTGCTATATCATTTCCAAGGCTCGTAACAAGCTGTTACGCAACTTTGCCGAAACCGACTGCACCGATCTGCTATTTGTAGATGCAGATGTAGTCATTAACGTAGAAGCTGTTACCCGGTTGCTAGCTCTGTCCTCAGACAAAGATGTGGTTGCTGGTACGTACCCGCGCCGTGCAGATGATGCCAAGTTCTTCCTTGACTTCTATTTGGATGAAAATAACCAGCTAGAGTTTGATGAGAATGGCTTGATGCGAGTGGAGAGTGCACCCACAGGATTTATGCTTATCCGCCGCCATGTGATTGATCACATGATGGAGAAACATCCCGAGTGGAAATACCAAGGGGATGGTGATGGCGAAGATGAGTACGCTATCTTTGACTTCCTGTTGATTGACGGGCAGTACATTGGTGAAGATTACGCCTTTTGCCGTCGCGCTCGTGAAGAAGGGTTTAAGGTTTACTTAGACCCCATGATCAGTTTGCCGCACATAGGCTCAAAAGAATTCACCCGTAACTTTGAACAAGATGCTTTGCAGCCGCTTCTCAAGGAGCATGCACGGCTTAAACTTAAAGTAGCAAATGGCTAAATCACCAGCATGGACGCGCAAGGAAGGCAAAAACCCCAAGGGCGGCTTGAACGCCAAGGGACGCGCCTCGGCCAAAGCGCAAGGTATGAACTTGAAACCTCCCCAGCCCGAAGGCGGCAGCAGGCGCGACTCCTTTTGTGCAAGGATGACTGGGATGAAGAAAAAACTTACCAGCGAGAAGACGGCGAAAGACCCGAATTCCCGTATCAATAAAAGCCTGAAGGCTTGGAATTGCTGAAATAATCATGGCAACAAAAAACCCCATGGCCAATCAAACTTGGTACACCGCCAAGGGTAAACAAGTGTTTGATAGCGCAAACGTGCCTATTAGTAGGCAGGAAGTTGATACCGAACTTGAGCGTAATGCGGATAAAGTTAAGAGTAATACGGAGACTACAAAGAAAAATCCAGGACTAAAGGATATTTCTGATTTTGCTAACGAAGGTATCACTGAACAAGTTCGGCAACTTCGCAAAGCACGCCAAGCTAATATAGGTGGTGGTCGGGGTGAAGTTAACCCCGAGGGTATGAAAAAAGGTGGCAAAGTATCCAGCGCATCCAAACGGGCGGACGGTATTGCTCAACGGGGTAAAACTAAGGGACGGTATTTGTAATGGACATGCCAATTTGGAATGTAATTTTGTCTTTCCTATCAGCGGCTTTACTGCTATGGGTAAAGATTTCGCACGACGAAGTAAAGCGTTTAGGTATTCTCTTGAGTAAGACTCGGGAGGAAAGTGCGGATAGGTTTGTAACCAAAAATGATATGCATGCAGACATTAACCGGGTACTTGCTAGGCTTGACCGGCTAGATGAAAAGCTGGATACTTTTATGAGGGAGCAACGAAGTGCCCTCAACTAGCAAGAAGCAACACAATTTCATGGAAGCGATAGCCCACTCGCCGTCGTTTGCCAAGAAAGTAGGGGTTCCACAGTCCGTGGGGCAAGATTTCAGCAAGGCCGATAAAGGCAAAACTTTTAAAAGAGGTGGTGAGATGGCTACAAAAGGTGTGAATCCCTTTGCAAAATTTGAGAAGTCTGGTAAAGATGTTGAGAAAAAGGGCATGAAAGAAGGCTCTAAAGCTGACATGGCACTAGATAAGAAACAAATGATGGGCATGAAAAAAGGCGGCATGAAGAAGATGGCTGCTGGCGGCTTGTCATCTGGTCATAAGTCTGCTGATGGCATTGCCTCCAAAGGTAAGACCAAAGGTAAAGACATTGTGATGAAGCGCGGCGGTAAGTGCTAAGGAGCTAATCATGGCAAAGGCAGTTTATGAAGATGATCCTTCGGACGAAGACCAAATAGCGCCTGTTAAGCGCTCAAATAAACCCGTTTATGAAGATGACACTTCAGAAATGGATGCGTTGGAAGAGGCAAATAAAGGTTCAAGTCTTGCTTCTATGGGCCCTCGCGCAATGCCTACGCGCCCCGGTCAAAGTACTAGTGGCCCAGCCCCGGTTAGAAAACCTGTAGTAGTTGCAGCCCCTGAAACCCCTGCTGGTAATCCCAAGTTAAATTCTTTGCGGGAAACCAAACCCCGAAATTTTGACCCCGCTCAGCAATCCAGTGAACCTGTCACCGATAGTATGAGGCATACGTTAAACAGGCAATTAAAAAAAGAAGCGCCGGAAAATGCTGGACGTATGGCTGCTCGGCAAGCTCTTGAAAAGAAAGCTGCTGATACCGCAAAATCTCAAGCAATCATTGATCGCCTGTCAAGACGCACAAGGCCATACATGAAAGATGAAGCGGGTAATGACATGAAGCGCGGTGGCGCGGTCAAGAAAATGGCTTCTGGTGGTTCTACTGCTTCCCGCCGTGCGGACGGCATCGCCCAACGTGGTAAGACACGCGGCAAAATGTGTTAAGGATTAATCATGGCCGAAAAACCAATGTTCCCACCCGGGCAGGATATGTCAAACGTATCTTTGACAGATGTCTTAGAAGCTAAAAAACGCACCAAGGAAACCAAGGCGTTTGATGAAGTTGACAAGACCCCAGCTAAACCGGCATCCGCTGCTTCGGCACCCAAGAAGATGGCTAAAGGCGGCTCCGCATCTAGCCGTGCGGACGGCATTGCCCAACGCGGTAAAACCCGTGGCACGTTTATCATGTGCGGCGGTGGGATGACCGGAAAATGATAGCCTCACGCGGTATGGGTGATATCAACCCATCCAAAATGCCCGGTGCTAAGAAAAAAGCACGTAGGGATAATACTGATTTCACGCAGTATGCTGAAGGCGGTACGGTTAACGCCGCAGGAAATTACACTAAACCCAGTCTTCGCAAGAAGATTGTGTCGCAAGTAAAAGCAGCGGCTACCCAAGGTACTGGAGCAGGGCAGTGGTCGGCGCGTAAAGCGCAGCTTGTTGCTAAGAAATACAAAGCAGCGGGCGGGGGATACAGAGATTGAAAGCGCCCCAGCAATCCTTAAAAGCTTGGGGTGACCAGAAATGGCGCACTAAGTCAGGAAAGCCTTCGTCAAAAACGGGTGAGCGTTACTTACCGGAAGCCGCTATAAAATCTTTATCCCCAGCGGAGTATGCGGCTACCACTAAGGCAAAACGTGCAGGTAAAGCGGTAGGTAAGCAATTTGTGAAACAACCGCCCAAAGTGGCAGCAAAAACAGCGAGGTTCAGATAATGGCTGAAAAATGGATTCAAAAGGCTATCAAAAAACCCGGTGCATTGCGGGCAGAACTTGGTGTCAAAGGCGATAAGCCAATACCGGCAAAAAAACTTGCCAAAGCTGCATCTGCACCGGGTAAACTAGGGCAACGCGCTCGGTTAGCACAGACACTTAAAGGAATGAAGTGAGCACTTCCGGCACCGCTACCTTCAACCCCGACCTAACTGAGTTAGTGGAGGAGGCTTTTGAGCGGGCCGGTGTTGAGTTGCGCACGGGTTACGACTTACGGACAGCTCGTCGATCTCTTAACCTATTGTTTGCTGACTGGGCCAATCGCGGCATCAATATGTGGACGTTTGAGCAAGGGACTATTAACCTAGTTCCGGGGCAGAACACCTACCCAATACCAAACGACACAGTGGATTTGTTAGAGCATGTAATTCGTACGGGCGCGGGAAGCGCCTCTACGCAGGCTGATCTGACTATCACTCGGATTAGTGTTTCTACCTATGCCACTATCCCCAACAAGTTACAGCAAGCCCGACCTATTCAGATTTGGGTACAACGCTTAAACGGTCAGACTTCCTCTACAGGCACTACCCTAAGTGCGGCCATCTCTTCAACAGATACAACAATGACGGTGACATCAGCCGTGGGTCTATCTGCTACAGGGTTTGTTTTGGTAGGGTCTGAGACCATTGGATACGGTTACATAACCGGCAATACTTTATATAGTTGCACTCGTGGCCAGAACAACACCACTGCTGCATCTCATGCTATTAGCACCGCTGTTTATCAGCAAAACCTACCAGCCGTAACCCTCTGGCCCACCCCAGACAACTCCACAACCTATCAGCTTATCTACTGGCGTATGCGCCGTATTGATGATGCGGGTGGCGGTGTAAACACAATGGATATACCATTTCGCTTCCTACCCTGCTTAGTTGCGGGCTTGGCTTACTATTTGGCGTTAAAGGTTCCTAATGGCACACAACGCCTAGATATCCTTAAATCCCAGTACGATGAAGCATGGGAACTGGCAGCAACCGAAGATCGTGAAACAGCCGCGCTTCGGTTTGTGCCCCGGCAGATGTTTATCGGGGGAACCTAATGCCTAATCGGTTTGCTTCCGGTAAAAAAGCGATTGCGGAATGTGATCGTTGTGGGCAACAATTCCTGTTAAAGAAGCTAAAAACAGAGATAATCAAGCAACGGAAATATGAACTACTTGTTTGCCATGAATGCTGGGACCCAGACCAACCGCAATTAATGCTTGGTACGTTCCCAGTTGAAGACCCACAAGCGCTTCGTAATCCACGAAAAGACACAACGTATGTGACTTCAGGAAATAATGCTAATGGGTATCCTGCTGGTGGTTCGCGGGACATTCAATGGGGTTGGGCTCCGGTAGGCGGGTCTAGCTATTTTGATGTAGGTTTAACACCCAATTACTTGGTTGGAACCACAAGTGTTGGTACAGTAACAGTAACGGTTTCATAGGAGTCCATGATGGCTAAAGAAAACATGAAAAGTGATACGGCGCAAGACAAGGCCATGATCAAAAAAGCGTTCAAGCAGCACGATGCTCAAGAGCATAAGGGCGGCAAAGGCACGACCTTGAAGCTTAAAAAAGGTGGCCCTACTGGTGAAGACCGTATGCGTATGGGCCGTAATCTGTCTCGCGCAGCTAACCAAAAGACGGGGTAAATCATGGCCTACAGTATGAAGAAAATGGGTAAAGAAGTTGGCTCCGCCGCCGTCTATGCAAAGCCGCATACGATGGCCGGTAAGGCCATGAGCATTTCTACTAATCCCGGCAAAGAGCCAAACCGTAGCAAGCTAGACACCTATGATGTCAGCATTGGCGGTGTTAGTAAATCTGCTGGTAATGAGCCAATCAAAACTGACGGTATCAAAATCCGTGGTACTGGCGCAGCCACTAAAGGTGTGATGGCACGGGGTCCGATGGCATGAACTACGCTGCACTTGTAGTTGCGATTTCCGATTACACGGAGAACACCTTTCAAACGGTGGATGTAAACCTGTTCATTACACAGGCAGAGCAGCGCATCTACAACTCAGTACAGTTTCCCTCGTTGCGTAAGAACGTAACGGGAACAGTTACCTCTAGTAATAAATACTTGTCTTGTCCAGATGATTTCCTGGCCCCGTATTCATTGGCAGTGTTTCCTTATGGTGGCGGGGATTATATATTCTTGCTCAACAAGGATGTCAACTTTATCCGGGAAGCTTACCCAAACCCAACAAGCACAGGGACTCCTAAGTACTATGCGTTGTTCGGTCCGACAGTAACAGGGTCTACCATTTCTAATGAGTTGAGCTTTATCCTTGGCCCAACGCCAGACACAACGTATTCCGCAGAACTCCATTACTATTATTATCCTGAGTCAATTACCACAGCGTCTAGTGGTCAAACATGGCTTGGGGATAATTTTGATACTGTGTTGTTATATGGTTCTTTAATGGAAGCATATACTTACATGAAGGGTGAGCAAGACATGTTTACTCTTTACAACCAAAAATATGTTGAAGCATTAGCTTTGGCCAAACGTTTGGGTGATGGTATGGAGCGCCAAGACGCTTATCGTAGCGGGCAACTAAGAGCATCGGTAAGCTAATGTCTATCATTCAAACCCAGACTACCAGCTTCAAGAAGGAGTTGTATCAGGCTATCCACGACTTGTCCACGGACACGATTAAGATTGCTTTATACACGGGTAATGCTGATTTAAACGCAGACACTACTGTTTACAGCGCAACTAATGAAGTCTCTGGTACAGGCTATACAGCCGGTGGACAGGTTATGACTGGGGTAGCAATTAGCTCATCTGGTTATACCGCCTATGCAAATTGGGCTAACGTGGTTTGGACTGCGGCTCTGACAGCCCGGTGTGCTTTGATTTACAACGCATCCAAGGGTAACAAGTCTGTGGCAGTTTTGGACTTTGGGTCTGACAAAACATCGACCACCACGTTTACAATCACCATGCCCGCAAATACCTCTA